AGTCTGTAAGTGTGGGATACCGCATTCACAAAATGGCTTTGGAATCTGAAAAAGACGGCATGGAATCCTACCGGGCAACCGATTGGGAACCATACGAAATAAGCATGGTAAGCGTGCCAGCAGACGCCGGGGTCGGTATTGGCCGTGGCGTTGATGGTGAGCATCAAACCGAAGTAACAAACATCCAAATTAAAAAACTTGAGGAATCCAAAATGGATACGAAAGCACCAGAAGCCACACCCGTTGTGGATAACACATTTGCAATTGAAGATGTGCGAAAAGCCGAATTAGGCCGCATTACTGACATTGAAGCAATCGGAAACCAGCACGGTTTTGGAACTGACGCACGCGCAGCAATCACCAGCGGTCAATCTGCTAATTCGTTTCGCAGCCATGTGTTGAATAACATTAGCAAGCCAGCCCCGGTTGTATCTACGGACATTGGTTTAACTGAAAAAGAAGTGCGTAATTTCTCCTTTATGCGCGCCATTCACGCTTTATCAAACCCATCGGATCGTCGTGCGCAAGAAGCGGCAGCCTTTGAATTTGAAGCGTCACGCGCAGCAGCAGATCAAATGGGCAGAACAGCCCAAGGTTTGTTTGTGCCATCCGAAGTGTTAAAGCGTGATTTAAACGTGGGCACGGCGACCGCTGGCGGCAACACTGTTGCAACCGATCTTTTGTCAAACAGCTTTATTGATAGCTTAGAAAACGCAATGGTTGTTGCTGGCATGGGCGCTACTATGTTGCGCGATCTCAATGGCAACGTCGCTATTCCGCGTCAAACCAGTGGAGCAACAGCTTACTGGGTTGCTGAATCTGCCGCTGTTACTGAAAGCCAGGCAGCATTCGATCAAGTAACAATGTCACCCAAAACGGTTGGTGCGTTCTCTGATATTAGCCGCAAATTGTTGCTACAAAGTTCAATCGACATTGAAGGTTTTGTGCGTAATGACCTGGCAATGCGCTTGGCTATGGCGATTGACCTATCTGCAATCGCTGGTACTGGTTCTAGCAACCAGCCCACTGGCATTTTGGCCACCACTGGCATTGGCGCGAAAACCTTTGCAGCGGCCGGCAATCCAACATTTGGCGAAATGGTCGATGTTGAAAGTCAGGTTTCAATTGATAACGCTTTGTTTGGTTCTTTGGGCTATGTCTCAACAGCCGCCATGGCGGGTGCCATGAAGCAAAAAGCGAAGGATGCCGGGTCGGGTCAATTCGTAATGGCTAACAACCAGGTGAACGGCTACAACATGGCCGTGACTAATCAAATGACGGCTAATACCGTTCTATTTGGTAACTGGGCAGATTTGATTATTGGCATGTGGGGCGGCCTCGACATTAACGTCGATACCTCTACTGGTTCAGCCTCAGGCACGGTCCGCGTGGTTTGTATGCAGGATGTTGACATTGCAGTTCGCCATGCTCAATCGTTCGCTAAAGGCTCTGGTGGTTCTTAAACCCTAGACCCTGGGGCGGGGTAACACCCGCCCATTTTTAACCAGGTAATAATTTAACCAGGTGAATAAGATGAAAGTTAAGATTTTAAACACGACCGCAGCAAGCGGAACAGATTTGTTAGCCGGTTCAGTCGCCGAAGTCAGCGACCAGGACGGGCAGACGTTAATACGCATGGGCAAGGCAGAGGCATATACAGCGCCAGCCACAGCCACGAAAGCAGCAAAGAAAAAGGCGTAAACCATGGCTTTTGTTGAAGATTTTGAAGCGTTTTTTGATACCGAAGATTTTGCAGTAATTGCAACCTTTTCGGGCACCAGCGTTTCAGGAATATTTGATGAAAGTTTTATGGAAGTGCAAGGCGTTGAGGGATTCCACCCGGTCTTTACATGCGCCCAGGCCGATGTTTCGAGCGTGGCCCATGGTGATTCTATAACAATCGGTGGTGTGGTGTTCCATGTTCAAGGCGTACAAAGGGATGGCACAGGAATGGTCGCCTTAATCTTAGAGGATCAAACCTAATGGCGCACGCACGCCAGCAAATACGCGCCCAGTTGGTGACGACATTAACGGGCCTAACATCAACCGGCAACCGGGTCTTTGATCGGCCTGTTTTTTCTTATGCCGTTTTGCCAGCTTTAACCATCTATGCCGACCGAGACACAGTAGACGAGGATTTAAGCAGCAAAACTAGAAATTGGCATAATTTACAGCTAAGAGTTGAGGCCAGGGCCAAAGCAAAAGAGGGCGTCGAAGACTTAATTGACACTATTTGCGCGGAAATAGAAACAGCGATTTACGCAGACATCACACTAAACGGCAAAGTGGTCGAGGTTTATTTGGAAGACACCGGCATAGAGTACAGCACAGAACAAGAAAAACCCCTTGCCCTGGCGACTTTAACCTTTACGGCAGTGTATAGAATTGCGCCAGGTGCGCCCAATACTTTGGCGAACTAATGCTATTCAAACCGAACAAAATAGCCAATTAATGCTATTTAAACCGAACAAAAGTGAGGTACACAAATGTTGATGTACAAAAATGATCAGGTTGTAGACACGCACGCCAGCCAAATTCAAACGATGAAAAACCGTGGCTGGAGCGATAAAGCGCCGGCCGCAAAACCAAAGAAAGTAACTAAAACTAAGGAGGCCAACTAATGGCTAATCACGCAGCTACAGCCGGCCTGGTAAAAATCGGGTCCACCACAATCGGCGAATTACGTTCGTATTCGTTATCAGAGACAGCCGGGACCATCGAAGATACCACCCTTGGTGATAGCTCTAAAACCTACAAAGCAGGGCAAACCACGTTTAGTGGCTCTTGCGAAATGTTTTGGGATGAGGGCGACGCCGGGCAAAACGCGGTCACCATTGGAGCTTCCTTGGTGTTAAATCTTTTCCCAGAAGGATCGGCAAACGGCGATTATTTTGCGACGGGAAGCGCCATTGTCACGGAAATCGGTGTCAGTGCCGCAATTGATGGAATGGTCGAACAGACGTTTAGTTTCACTGGTTCGGGCGCTCTAACCTGGGCAGCCGTTTCCTAACCAGTTTAGCGGCTAGGGCTTTGGCCTGAAACAGCGTTTTCCCCGATGCGTTCGCCGCTAATTAATCGGGGGTTTTAAATAATCGGGGAATTTTATGAGTAATATTTTAGAGGTAGCAAAGACGCAATTTAGGGACCGCATGAGCGGCAAATTGCAATTTTCCAACGTGCCAGAATGGTTGGTCGATGGAAAAGAAACCGTCATTTATTACAAACCGTCTATGAATTTTAAGGACCAGGGCGAAGTTTTAAAATTGCATGGTGAAGGAAAGCAAGCCGAAGCCGTGGCCATGACGTTTATTTTGAGAGCCATGGACCAAGACGGCACCAAATTATTTAAGCGCAGCAACATGACCGAACTAATGAGACAGATTGACCCGGACATTATCAGCCGCGTGGTTTCAGAAATGGGCGGCGACGACCCAGAATTTGAGGATGCAATAAAAAACTAAAACAGGACCATGATTTAAGGTTCGCCATGATGTTGGCCGAACACCTCCACAAAACCCTGGGGGAAATCATGGACCTGGATACCGACGAAATTATACTCTGGGCAGCGTTTTTGGAATTGAAAAATGGCAAATAAAGACATAAAAATCAAGATTAAGGCGGTTAACAAAACCCGCCGTGCTTTTATGGCTGTTACCGCTGGACTAGGCGGTATTGCCAAAGCAGCCTTTTCTATGAAAACCGCCATAGGTTTGGCTGCCGGCGCCCTGGGTATTGGTTTCTTAATTAAACGCTCGATGGATGCCACGGACGAACTGGCCAAAACAGCCAGGGCGATTGGTCTATCAGTCACAGAGTTGCAGCGGTTCCAATATGCCGCCGAATTGGGCGGCGTGGAAAGCAAGGCACTAAACAAAGCCATGCAAAAACTGGCCATTAATATATCCGATGTGGCTGGCGGTACTGGCGAAGCCAAAGACGCGTTTGAACGCTATGGAATATCTGCCAAAAATGCCGACGGTTCAACCCGAAGCGTTTCCGATGTGATGGGCCAAGCGGCAACCGCCCTGGAAGGAATGACCAACAAAACCGACCGGGCATCATTTGTTTATGACCTATTCGGTGCCAGGGGTGCCAAAGTCATTAACATGCTCCAGGATGGCAAAGCCGCCATGGAAGCCATGAAAGCCGAAGCCGATAGCTTGGGCCTAGTAATGTCGGGCGCGCTTATCCAGGGCGTGGAGGATGCCAATGACGCGATTTTACGTTTGACCAGCTACCTGGGGAATGTGTTTCACCGTGTGGTTGCTTCCCTGGCTCCAATTATTACCGAAGCGACCGACGCTTTGCGTAATTTTGTCCAAATGAAAATTGATGATTCTGGTGGTATCGCGCAGTTCTCGCGTGAAATTGCCGTAAATGTTGTAAAAGCCTCCCGGTCAATGGTTAAGGCATTTACAGCCGTAACCAATTCAATTATTAGGTTTTCTAATGCACTTGGAAGTGCCACAAATATTTATGAAAAAATGTTCGGCGACAAAAGAACGATTGAGTCAATAAATAAAGAAATAGCCAGCACAGTTCAGCACATTGAAATGCTTGCAAATATAAGCAAAGGAAATGTTCCTTTGATAGCATCACAAGCCCCACAGGTTGCAAAATTAGAGTTAACAATATTAGCTCTTAAGGAATTAATATCGACCGGGGAAGTTTTAAGCACGAATCCGATAACACCACAAATTGATGATTCCGCAGCCCTAGAAATCCTTGATAGTTTGGAAGCCAGGTTATCAAAAATAACCGACAGTAACGTAATTACAGACGTAAGCACGACAGGTTCAACATTAGTCGATCTAACCCCAAAACCTACCGCCGACAAACACGCGCGGGAATACGAAAATGCCTTAGATCATGATCGACGGATGGTTGAATTTCGCAAAAAAATTGCTGCGCGTGAAGAAATGGAACGAAATAAATCGATTGAGTTAACACATCAATATTTAGCCAAACAATCAGCGATGCAAAAAGCGGGAAAGAGAAAGGATTTTGGTGATCTAAAAGAGGAAGGAAAAAACACTTTAGCAGCGTTGAGCGGAAACTTTAAAGCGGCTTTTGATTTGAATAAATCATTTGCATTAAAAGATGCATTAATTAATACCTATAAATCAGTTTCAACAGCCCTGTCTTCTTCACCTTTTCCATTAAACTTGGGGTTTGCTGCAATTGCTTTAGCTAACGGCATGGCTCAAGTGCAATCGATTCGCTCCACTCAATTCCGTGCAAATGGTGGACCCATGAGCGCCGGCAGCCCATACATTGTGGGTGAGCGTGGACCCGAATTAGTGGTGCCCAACCAGGCTGCAAACGTGGTTCCTAATAGCCAGCTTGGCGGAGGAAATTTCACCATCAATATTAGCGCAAATGACACCGCCGGGTTCGATGAATTATTGACCAAACGGCGCGGCACGTTAATGAATATTATCAATCAGTCATTAAATGAGCGCGGGAGGCCGGCACTAGCATGAGTTATCCCACAACCCCAAAGTTTAACGCTATAAATCTACAATCGGAAAGCCCGACTTTATTTTCTGAAACGGTCAGCGGTCGTATGCAAAGCCGAAAGATTAGTGGACAAAAATGGACGTTTACGGCTACTTACCCGCCATTAACCAGGACCGAGTTTAACCCCGTTTTTGCGTTTACAGTTTTGCAAAGTGGACGCCATGGAGTGTTTACAGTAACACCGACAGAGATAAGCACTAGCAGCGGCAACCCCAGTGGCACGGTGACGTGTTCGGCGGCTGCCCTGGGCGCTACGTCGGTCACAATCGCAGGGCTTACAGGGGCTTTAAAAGCCGGTGACGTGGTTAAGTTTTCAGGCCATGACAAAGTTTATATGCTGACCGCCGACCGCTCTGGCAATGGTGCAATGGCCTTTACGCCGGCATTAATAACAGCCGTCACAACGTCAGACACAGTTATTTATATTAATGTGCCTTTTACAGTTAGATTAGCCAATGATGTGCAAGGTTATCAACTAGGCGCTGGCATGTTTTACAAATACGAAGTCGATTTTATAGAGTCTTTGTCATGAGCAGGGGTATTCATTCAGACGTAATAACAGAGCTAGCCAAAGACGCTTTTAATATGGCGCACTTAGTTAGTATTGATTTTTCAACCCCTGTTTATTTAACTGATTACTCCCACGACATTGTTTTTAGCAATAATACATATAGCTCTAGCAGTCATCTTTTGGGAATGGCTGATGTTAACGAAACCTCAGACGCACAAATAGGCACTTTCACTATTAACCTGTCCGGTGTAAATCAGACATTTATTGCAATATTACTTAGTGAAAATTACATCGATCGTGGCGTGGTGATAAGCCGAGCAATTTTAAATAGTGCTGGTGCAATAATTGGCGTTCCAATCCCCCTATACAAAGGTCGTATAGATGGCTTTGCGATTAAAGATGATAAAAGCACAAGCCAGATTAATCTATCAACCGCCTCGCACTGGTCAGACTTTGAGAAAGAAAGTGGTCGCCGAACAAATCATAACAGCCAGCAAATATTTTTCCCTGGCGACAAAGGATTTGAGTTTGCATCTAGCGCCGTAAAAGATATTAAGTGGGGGCGCAAATAATGGGTTTCTTTATTAGTTTAATTGCCTCAGTTGTTGCATCTTGGTTAACGACTGCAATAATTTCTAGCAAATCTCAACGCGAAAGAGAATCAGAATCAGGTACAAAAGTTAATAAGCAGTCTAATATTTCTCAATTACCGGTTGTTTATGGCGAAAGAAAGATTTCGGGCACTCGCGTATTTGTGGCATCCAGCGGTAGTGACAACACATATTTATATATTATCCTGGCACTTTGTGAGGGTGAAATAAACAGCATAGGCGATGTCTATATAGATGATAAATTAAGCACAGATTTTTCTAGTGGCTTAGTTAATATTACTAAATATTTAGGCACGGACACTCAAGCAGCGGACTCTATTTTTGTCAACGCATCGATTGGCTGGACAGGAAACCACACTTTAAAAGGCGTTGCCTATTTGGCGGTTAGGCTAAAATGGAATGCTGATGCTTTTAGTGGCATACCCAACATTGAAGCAGTGGTTAAAGGCCGTAAAATCTATAATGGTTCAACAATTGCGTACAGTACAAACCCAGCTTGGGTTCTGCGCGACTATTTAACCAACAGTCGATTTGGAAAGGCACTGCCGGCTAGCTTTATTAATGATGCTCAGTTTTCTGCCGCTGCCACAAAATGCGATGCCATGGTGACACCCTATACAGGCGGCACACAGCAAAAGATTTTTGAATGTAATGTCATACTAAAAACCGATCAAACAGTTTTGCAAAATACCAAAATTATATTGTCAGGTTTTAGAGCTTTGATGCCATACCAAAATGGCAAATACGGCGTAATAGTCGAGGATCAAGGGTCGAGCAGCTTTGCTTTTAACGAAAAAAACATTGCTGGAAGTCTGAGCATTCAGGGTGTAACAAAAAAGGCCCGGTTTAACCGAGTTACAGCCGTTTTTGATAATCCTAACGCTAATTGGCAGAGTGACCAAATACAATACCCTGAATCTGGCAGTACAGAAGCCGCCCAATATCTCTTAGCCGATGGCGGTGTTGAGCTAGAGGCGAGAATAAATTTAAACACCGTTACTAATGTATACATGGCTCAAGACATTGCGGAAATTACATTAAAAAGAAGCCGGATCGGTCTATCGTGTAAGTTCACAGCAACCAGTGAGGCTTTAAATTGTGCAGTCGGCGACATTGTAGACGTTACGCATTCAACCCCTGGATGGTCTGCAAAGACTTTCCGCGTTAATGCTCTTTCGTTAAAAATGGATGGTACTGTCTCGGTTGAATTAATCGAACATCAAGATAGCATCTATCCGTGGTCAACCAAGACCGCAGCGCAAAACATACCAGGCACAAACTTACCTAATCCTTTTTCTGTTGCTGCCCCATTGCCTAATAATATAACCGAAGAGTTATACACCACGGTTAACTCAAAAGGCACACAATCCAGAGCGTTTTTTTCTTGGGCCGCACCCAATGATGCCTTTGTCGTTGCGTATGAGGCAGAGTACAAAATAAACGGCGCGGCAAATTATATATTTATTGGCGTAACCAGCGCATTAGAGGCGAGAATCGATGACATACCAGCGGGGCAATATGATTTTCGAGTTAGGTCAATAAACTCTATGGGGGCAAAATCTTCTTATGCCTCTATAAATAACAAAACGATCTCAGGGTTAACCGCTGTACCCGGCGACGTTAATAATTTTTCTATCCGGGCACTTGATGGGCAATGTCATTTAAGCTGGGCAAGAATAACAGATTTAGACGTAATTAATGGCGGGTATGTTCGCATACGTCACAGCCCATTAATAGCAAACGCGACCTGGGAAGATGGGCAAGACATTGGCGAAGCCATTGCCGGCAGCCAAACCGCAACCGTTTTGCCACTATTGGCCGGCACATACATGGCCAAAGCGGTGGACGAAGGTGGGCGATTTAGCACAACGGCAAAATACGCCGTAACCACGGTGCCTAACATTATCGACTTTAATGCAGTAGTAACAGCCACGGAAAACCCGTCATTTTCTGGTGCGAAAAACAATATGATCGTGGTTAATAACATTTTAAAACTTGAAGGTTCCCCGCGTTTTTTATTAACCGAGGCTAGTGATTTTTTGATTGCAGAAGATGGCAAAAAGTTAACGCGCGAAATTGGCGATGTTGGAGTAATTGAAAGCAGCGGGTCTTATTATTTTGCAAATTCGCTTGATTTAGGCTCAATTTATACAAGCCGACTTACTGCCAAAATTAATTCTTCCGTGTCGCTTGTTTCAGATTTAATTGATTACAGAATAGCAAATATAGATACCTGGCAAAATTTCGATGGTGCATCCAGTGATGCAATTACGGCAATTTTAGAATTAAGAACCACGGCAAACAACCCCGCATCAAATCCAACATGGACAGATTGGGCACCGTTTTTAGTAGGCGATTATCACGCCAGGGCATACGAGTTTAGGGTGATGGTTACTAATACAGATTCAACTTTTAACATTAATATTACCACTCTAGCTGTAACGGTTGATATGCCCGACCGGGTGGAAAAAGCCAGCGATTTATCGGTGTCTGCAAGCAGTACAGCCGTTTCATTTGGCAGCAATTTTAAAGCGGTCCCCGTCATTGGCGTGACAATGAACGATTCAAATAGCGGCGATTACTTTAGGGTTACAAGCAAAGCGCGAACTGGTTTTACGGTCCAGTGTTTTAATTCATCTAACACAGGCATTGCAAGGTCTATTAACTGGCAAGCAATTGGCTATGGCAAAGAGGCAGCATAATGGCACAGCATGATTATGATATAGCAAACGGGACCGGCGCAGCCGTCAGGACTGACATTAATAACGTCTTGGACGCGGTGGTTAGCCAAAACAGCGGAAGCAGCGCACCAAGCACAACTTATAGTTATCAACAGTGGGCAGATACTTCCGCAGGGCTGTTAAAGATTCGCAACGGCGCGAACAATGCCTGGGTAACAGTAGGCACATTAGATGCTGCAAACCTTGGCCTAGCCACACTAGCCAGCCCGACATTGACCGGCAACCCTAAATCAGTGACGCCAGCAACCGGAGACAATGATACTAGCATTGCTACAACCGCCTTTGTAAAAACATTGGTCGATTCAGCAGTAGCAGCGGCAGTGGGTAATTTGACGGATGCCCAAATGCCAGCAGGGTCAGTTTTACAAGTGAAAGCCTTTTACCATGATGGTATTGACGATTCATCATCTTCTACCCATGTGTTTGGTGGATTAACTGGAACAATTACACCCTCAAGCTCATCAAATAAAATACTTGTAACCATGAATGTCAACTGCGAAACAGTAACAGCTTTTGGTAAAGTTCCATTTATGGTTACAGCCTTTAGGGGGTCGGGTTCTAAAGGGGCAGCAGCAACAGGGACTAATTTAGCCCCGTCTAACAGTTCAGCAAATGGGGGTTGGCCGCATGGGGCGTTCGCGGATAATGTTCGCGGAATGGCCGCTTATGATCCAGATGGGGGAAGTGGATCAGGCAGTTCAGATGGAACTGTGTCGTTGAGCGCCTTAGACTCTCCAAATAGTACATCAAGCGTAGGCTATACAGTTGCGGGTCGCAGCAGCGCGAACAGTGGGACATTTAGGATGGGTGGTCGTGCAGCACAATCATCAATGATACTAATGGAAATTAAGGGCTAAATCATGGCAGACGTAAAAATAAGCGAATTACCAGCACTCACTTCACCCGACGGTGCCGAAGAGTTAGTTGTTAATGATGGTGGCACGACTAAAAAAATCACCATAGCCAACGCAACATCGGCGAGCCTGGCTAAGGCGGGGGGCACGATGACAGGCGCGCTTACAGTTAATAATACTGCAACTGCTAATGGTCTGACCGCCACCTCAACCACTACCAGCGGAAACTTACGGGTACAGAACAGCGCTTCAGGTGCAACAGCATCCGATGGTGTCCTACTGCAATCCAACTCTAACGCTGCGTATCTTTGGAACTATGAATCTGGTGATATGATTTTTGCAACTGCTAACGCAGAAGCCATGAGATTATCTTCTGGAAAAGTTGGCGTAGGAGCCACGGCTCCAGCTACAGATATTCACGTTAAAACCTCCACCGCTGGAGCCATAACTTCAGGAGCAGCGCGTCAGGGTTCTGTAATTAGATTAGAGCATGACGCTAATTGGGAATCTGGCTACACTGGAGGAGATTTCTTAGGGGGTGTGGAGTTTTATTCAGGCGACGATACTACAGGAGAGGGCGTAAGAACAGCCATAAAGACCACTGTTGACGGCCCGTACAATCAAAACAGTTTAGCATTTTACACGGCACCATCAGTCAGTCTTCCTATTCAACAACGTATGGTTATAGACCCTTCTGGAAATGTTGGTATTGGTGTAACTCCAGCTACTTGGCATAGTAATTATGATGTTTTACAGATGGGTGAGCAGACTATGCTATACGCCCATGCTGATGGTATAGGTAATGATTCAGCAACGTATTTAGGCACTAACGTCTATGAGAATAGTGGTGCTAAATATTTACGCACTGATAAATCATCACTTTATAGGCAGCAGTCTGGTAAACATGACTTTTATGTAGCCCCATCAGGAGCAGCAGGTTCAGCGATAAGCTGGACTACTGCGATGACTGTTGCTAACACTGGACTCGTTGGTATCGGCGGTACACCTACACAACCTTTACATGTCACAAAGGAAATAGCTGGCTATCAAACTTATCTAAATAATGATAATGGTGCTGGTCAAGGATTAAAAGTAAGGATTAAAGCTAACGATTCTGGAAACTTCAATATACTAGATTTAGTATCCGCTTCTAGTGGCTCTGACGTATCAGCTATGGTCGTCCGTGATGATGGCAACGTAGGTATTGGCACTGCCTCTCCATCAGTAAAGTTACAGACTGAGCTACAGCGATCAACTGTTTTTAACGCTGCAAATTACACTACTTGGGCTGATATTCTTTGTAGAAACCAGTTGGATACTGACAACATTGCGACAGGCATTGGATTTATACCTGATGGGCAAAACTACACCAACGGGGCATCTGGCATTGCTGCCGTGGCTGGTACAGGCGATAGTGAAAGCTCATTGGTTGTTATTACGAGACCTAATGGAGCAGTTGCTAGAGAATCTGCACGTTTCCAATCAAGCGGTGGCATATCATTCAACGGAGACACAGCAGCAGCTAATGCCCTAGATGATTATGAAGAGGGTACTTGGACTGCTGTAGATGTCTCTGGCGGGAATCTTACTTTTGGTAACACAGGGTCTAGGTATGTAAAGATAGGAAGATTGGTTCATGTGAACATCTTCTTTACTTTCCCTGCAAACAGTCAAGGCTCCGATTGTCTTATCGGAGGACTGCCTTTTGCAGCAGAATCGGGTAATAACTATTCATACTTAACAGGCCGTAGTGCTTCGGGTGGAGTAATTTGTCAAGTAAACGCTGGCGATATTAAGTTTGATATTAGATTAGCGGGTTCCGACACGTCTAAACTAAACTCACAAATGTCTGGCTCACATATCCTTATAAGCGGCACTTACTACGCAGCATCATAACCTAATTATCTAGCATGGAATTGCTAGTGGAGAAGTAACATGGCACTAACTAAAGAAGTAATCGTAGATAAAATCGAAGTCCTAGAAAACGGCACAGTTCAAGTGCGAACAGCCACACGAGTATTAGAAGATGGTGTAGCACTCTCCTCATCTTTCCATCGTCACGTATGCGCGCCAGATTGTGACACTACAGGTGAAGATGCCAAGGTAATTGCTATCTGTGCAGCAGTACATACCGATGCTGTTGTATCAGCTTACGCAGCGGCACAAGCAGCCGCAGCCCCAGAATAGGAGAATAGCCAATGAGTAACTCAAGAGAAATAAATGCGTAGGTTGCTTTGGCTTGCCGTGTTGTTGCCTGTAATGGCTACTGCTGCTGACCCTATTGTCACTGATTCAACCAGTAATTCTACGGTTAGTAGTAAGTCGGCGACAACTACAACGATAAGGACTAATCCGCCATCAGCTATCTCGCCATCTATTAACGCGAGCAACTCAGATTTGTGCGCCATCGGGGTGAGTGGTGCAGTACAGACGCAGATCATCGGCATTAGCACAGGCCAAGCCTATAGAGATGCCAATTGCGAGCGATTAAAGATCAGTAAAATTCTTTTCGATATGGGAATGAAAGTGGCGGCAGTTAGCGTGATGTGTCAGGACTTTAGAGTCTTTGATGCCATGTTGAAGGCAGGCACACCATGCCCAATCAAAGGCAAGATAGGAACAGAAGCCAAAGCTCTATGGGTGGAGAATGAAGATGAGATACCAACTAAAGAAGAAATTACAACGATGGACAGGGGCAAGTTCTTGGACAATCTTTGGGCTGGCATTCTTGGTATGGGTGTTTTTGCTATCTTCTTACTCTAACGCTGACGCGCCTGTAATAGAGTACGAGATACCAGACGATGGATGGGTAGAGGTTCCACTAGGATTCACCTTTCCATTTTACGGTAACAATTACATTACCAGCTTCATGTTTGCTAACGGAGTTGTTGGCTTCTTAGAGCCTCAGTACGATGGGTTTTGTTGCGAGGGTGTTGACCTAGATCACTATACTGGTTCGCGCTTCAACTATACCATTATGCCGTTCCATACGGACTTAATTAACACTGGGCGAGGACGCTTCTACAGCCAAGGTGACGCTACATACCAAAAGTATATTTGGAAGAATTTATCTGAGTATTACGATGAAGCCACAGATAATACGTTTGACCTGACTATTTACCCAGCAGGCAATATACAAATGACGTATGAGAAGTTGGATATAAAGAATCATAACGTGACTGTTGGAATAGTAGGCGATAGAAGTTTAGGCGAGTACGAGCAATGGTTTTACAACGAAATACAAGAACATGGCGCAGTCTATTGGGACAGCCAAGGATCTCAGCCAATAGTGATACCAGAGGGCAATAGTATATGTAGTGCCGAGCCAATGAGTTCATTGATTTGCAACTACTACCCCGAAGCCTACGCTGAGTACATATACAACCAGAGCTGTGCAGAAAGCCCATTGTATGACATAGGTTGCGATGGGTATCAGCAGGCGTATTTGGATCAGCAGTGCGATATTGATTCTAGTTACAGCGTGTCATGCCCTAATTACTATCTCACGACCGTAGTTGAGGAAGAGACTGAAGTGGCTTATATACCGCCTGTACAGGTAGTGATGCCAGAAGTTGTCATAGTGGCAACAGTTGTACAAGAAACTGTAAAAGTAGAAGTTCAGGAAGTTGCAGAAATAGAGGTTGTAGAAGACCCTCAAGTAGACATTATTGAAGAGGTCGAGGCTGAACTAGCAGAGGAACTTGCAGCAATAGAACCAGAACTGGAAGTTGTCAAGGAAGTTGCAGAAATAGAGGCTGTTCAGGAAGTTCAAGAGCCTACTAAGACAGAGAAGAAACAATCGAAAGAACAGAAGATGCGAGCCATCATTTCCAACAAGCTCAAGTCTTTAGCTAAAGAGATTGGTGAGGCTACCAGCTTACAGGCTCAGAAGGATTTGCAAAATTATATCATTGCTTTGCTAGGGTATAACTCAGGATTCAATAAAGGCATAGCCTTAGTCGATGCTCCGTTCTATGAGTACGAAGTGGTTTATGTAGATAAAAAGATTCCCGAAAACCAGCGCGGTCTCCGCAATGGCCTAGCGAATCAAATACTACACAACAAGTTGGTGGATTTGCAATGGCAGAAATAGAGTACGGCGGCGTCAAGCTAGGTGGTAGCAAGTTACTTTTAATAGTACCGCTTTTAGGCACCATTATTGGTGGAGTGTACGGTGGCTTTGAGGCTTATCAAAAATACCTGGATATGGAGGCGCGTATAAGTGAGTTTGTCACGCCGGACCTATCTGACTACGACAAGCGCATCGCTGTCATGGATGGGAGATTCGCCATTGTAGATGCTCACATGGAGTTTGTTAGCAAAGAAATTAATTTATTTAAGGGTGAAATATCCTCGATTAAGGATGCTACAGAAAAACATTACATTACGCTAAAGGAACTTAAACAATCCATGCGTGATGATATTAACCGCCAGGAAAAAATCATCGATAAGGTTGAAGACGAAATCGCCAAGATAGAAGACGACGTTAGAGCCACTATTGATATTGCTGATGGCCGCTTTGAAGGTAAACGCGACCAACTCCAAAACGATTACGAACAAAAGTCAGACTCTATAAGAACTGATGTAGAACGTAAATTAACCGACCTTGAAGCCCGGTTGAATAAAAAGTTACAACGAGCATTAGATAACCCACTCGCAAATTAGGAAACAATACGATGAACGACCGACCATTAACTGACGCAGAGAAAGACGAAATTGCCGAGCTTGCTGCTGATAAAGCGTATCAAAGATTTTATGCCGTAGTGGGCGAGTCAATTGTCAAAAAAGCAATATGGGTCTTAGGCGCTGGCGCATTTGCAGTATGGATTTATTTAAACGGAGATATGCCAAAATGAGAAAAATTATAGAAATGTTGAAAAAACATGAAGGTGTTGAGACACACGCTTATAAGTGTACTAGCAACAAAATAACTTTGGGCGTTGGACGAAATATTGATAAATCTGGGGGATTAGGCTTGTCTATCCCTGAAATAGATTACCTTTTGTCAAACGATGTAAAAAGAGTCAGTGAAGAATTAATCCTAGCGTTCTCCTGGTTCTCTGAATTAGATAAAGTTCGCAAAGATGCAATGATTGATATGTGTTTTAACATGGGCCTACCTCGGTTGAGTAAGTTTAAAAACTCACTAGCAGCTATGGCGAATGGCGACTATGACATTGCAGCAATAGAGTTCTTGGATTCAAACTGGGCCAAGCAAGTAGGAAGCCGATCAATAACCATTACAGACATGATTCGATCAGGGGAATATTAAAATGTTGGCATTAATTAAAACGTTAGCGGGGGTAGGTGGCACTTTTCTCCAGGGTAAAATGGACAACAAAAAAGCTGAGATCGAGGGGCGAAATAATGCCATCCAGGAGAAGCTAAAACAAACGGGCACCTGGGATGAAATACACGCGAAAAATAGCGGTGAAAGCTGGAAAGACGAATATTTTACTTTGCTTTTTTCTATCCCCTTGGTGCTGGCTTTTATACCCCCAGCGGTACCTTTTGTGGAGCAAGGTTTTAGGGTTTTGGATATGATGCCCGATTGGTATAAGCAAGCATTGGCGGTCCTGGTTGCTGCGTCAGTTGGTTATCAAAAGCTAACACAGCTATTCACTAAAAAAGCGGGTGGAAAATAATTAAATTAATTAGCTATTGACTAGGGCGGGGGCTATCTTTAGAATGCGCCCAGCAGTAACAAGCAAGACGAAGTTGGGTTGCAAAACTCGTTTGTAAGTCATTGTTTTTATTACTCGCTGTTTGTAGGTATTTGAACGTTTGATTGTTTATTAATGTTGTTTACAATCAAAGACTTAGGCCATATACTGGTTGTGCTTTCTAAGCCGTGGGTCGAGGGTTCGAATCCTTCAGGGCGTACCACAAACCGCCTATATATCAAGAGCTTACAGGCTCTTTTTTTATGCCTTAAATTTGGGTTGCAATAAGGTTGCAATAAGGTTGCAAAACCCACGGCTAAAAAAAGGCCACTTATCAAAGCAGCCCAGGGGGAAACAAGGCGTTTATGCCTTGAATTTTGCCAGGCTAAACCCGTCTAAATCTACCTCCATCCACTTAATGTCTTTGTGTCTGGCGCTATAATTATCGGTCTGTTTAGCCGTCGAATGGCCAGCCAGATGTTGAGGCAAACACCCCTGTTTTTCATGCTCATGTATTGCCAACGCGCGCCCCTGGTGAAAGCCTGGACGCTTGCCCATTGGCAAGTCGTTATAAAATCCAGTTACGTCGTCGCGCAAGCGTTTAAACTCTTTGGTTAAATAGTCTTTATCAATGTAGCTAAAATGTTGTCCAGACGCCTTTTTTCGAGCCGTCACTTTTTCCGGCTTGCGGTGGATTAGGTAGGGAGAAATAATATTAACTCGCCCCTGGCTAATTGGCCGCTCTAAGACTTCGCCCAATTCTGGCGTTATTTTAATGGCCAAATAACTGGTGTCATATTTGTGGGTTTTTTGCTGTACCACATACAATATGCCGTCTTTTATATTGTCTTTTTCCATGTTGCAAATGTCACCCCGGCGTTGAGTGGTGAGCATACAAATATCCATGGCCTTTTGCATCCAGGGTTCAGCCGCGTTATAGATTGCGCTCCAGCCGTCCTTTGTGTGGCGCTCCACTTCGGGTTCCTTGCCAATTTTTAGGCAGGGCGACGCAGGGTTGGTGTCCAGTTCGCCTTTGGTCCGGCCATAATCAATAGTAACCAGGAGGACTTTTAAAGTCTTGTCTCGCTCCCTGGCGTGCCCGGCGTTTTCTTCCGGGTCGTAAATACCATCTAAAAATTCAGATATGGCCAGGGTGGTTAATTGGCGACAGCCCCAGCCGTCAAAGTAGGCTTTAATCTTTTTATGAGCGCCGCGAATTTCAGCAATAGTGGATTTTGCCAATAACTTTTTGCCGGTCCCGTTTGATTTATACGCCAAGTAGGCGTCGCATAATGCCGCCAGGCTGGTTGAAGGGTGCAATACTGAATCGACTATTGAAGTGGACCCCACCAGCTTATCATTGAGCGTTTTTGCCGCTGCAATTGCGCTTTGTTTATCCGACCCCATACCGTGGAATTTCTTGGTGATGGGGTGCTTATAGCGATAGGACAAACTGCCTTTGCCGTTACTGGTTTCATAAAGGTTAACTGGTAGCCGCTGGGTTGCTTTTGATTCCCGATAACGCATAATATTACCTCAACTGTTTAGCACCCTATTTACCAGATCGGCATGTGGGTTTTGGTAAGCATAACTTACAGCATGGCCATTAGCAATATAATAAACGCCACCCATTTTGACGCCTTTAATTTTACCCTGGTTAATCCAGTTCCGAACAGTGTAGACACTGGGAGCCGAGCCAGGGGCAAATTGATGTTTTAGATACTCTGGAATAGTCATTAATTTTTCATTCATGTTGTTAGTTCTCAATAGCAATATTAGGTTTAAAAAGGTAATTCTTCTCGATATTCAGAAAAGTCATAACGGGTAATGTTTGGGTATTTTTCGCTCTCTTTAACGCGGATAGAAAACGGAATGGTGCTGTTTCCAACATTGTCCAAAATAGCGTCGGTGGTATGGTCCTGCAATGTTGGAAAATGAGCAGTTATCCACTCGCGCGCTTTGTTAGCCGCATACCCACCATGAGCCGGGCAAACCCAGGTCGAAAAGTCACCGCCGCTGGTGCAATAAGTTACCCGGACCGAATCGGGTTTGCCTTGCTTTTTGTGTCTAGCAATATTCACATCATTGACGTTATGCCATTGGTGTTTCTTAACGATAGGCAAAGCCAAATCCACCAATAAAGCGGCCGTGCTGGCGGTTTGGTCATGGGTTATATCGCGCGGGAATCGGTGGCCACATTCGGGGCATTTAGTGCAAGACGCGGCCATTATTGTTTTACACGTCGGGCACGTCCTAGACGGTGGTATTGCCTTGCTTCCCTTTGCCTTTTGTTCGCCTTGTGGATTAAGCGCGTTAATGGGTCCGTGGCGTTGAGTGTTGCCGCCAAAGTCTAGGACCAGGCAATCGTTTTTACTTTCAGCCAGGCGCATCCCACGGCCGCACATTTGAACATAAAGCCCCTGGCTTTGAGTGGGGCGCAAAAAGACCAGCATATCAATTGCCGGCGCATCAAAGCCGGTCGTCAGCACGTCGCAATTGGTCAGGCATTGAATGTGCCCGGCTTTGAATCGCTCCAGGATATAATCGCGCTCGTCGGTCGGCGTGGCCCCGGTAATTGTCGCCGTGCTAATGCCATGCTCTGCAATAATTTCGGCCATCTTTTCGGCATGATTAACACCGGTACAAAAGATCAGCCAGGATTTGCGCTGGCGGCCATAGGCTAGAATTTCAACTAATACCATTCTTGCCAGGGCGTCATTATCGGTCAGCGCGTGCAATTGATCGGTTTTGTAATCACCCGCCCTGGTGTTAATTTCTGAAAGATCGAATTCATTATCCATGGCCTTTGGCACCAGGGGCGATAAATACCCATCGTTAACCAGGCGCATAACGTCAACGTCATATGCCAGGTCGGTAAATAATCTATCATCACCATCAATGAGTGAACCAGAGTTAAGCCGGTATGGTGTCGCTGTTAATCCCACGACGCGGATTTTAGAATTAATCACGCCCATGGTTTTTAAAAATCGTAAATACATTCCCATGCCCGATTTTGGAACCAAGTGGCATTCGTCGATAATGATTAGATCAATATGGCCAATTTCGGTGGCTCGTTTGTGGACCGATTGGATACCGGCAAAAATAATGTCGTGGTCCGTATCGCGTCGGTTTAGCCCGGCCGAATAAATACCCGCCGGGGCGTCAGGCCAAAGCGTCATTAATTTCTCGTAATTTTGTGAAATCAATTCTTTTACATGGGTTAGCAAAAGCACTCTTTGCCCTGGCCATTGCTGAATTAATCCGCGTATAAATTCGCCGGCGATCACCGATTTACCGGCCGCCGTTGGAAGCACCAGGATAGGGTGCCCGGTCGCGTTTTCTTCAAAATATGAATAAAGGGCGTCGATCGCATCCTTTTGATAATCGCGTAATTGCATATTACCTTCCCGTATAAAGGGGCTGATACCCTGGCTTCTCAAAACCAAAGCGCGTGGTTAAAAATGGGCAATAACTTCCACCGGCTTTTTTCCGCGCTAAAGCCTCGGCTTTTTTGCCAGAACGTAATAACTTTTGTATTACTAAATCAGATATCCCCAAGCGGTGGGCCTTGCTCATTACAGCCTGTAACGGCCGGCCCATTTCTTTTGAAATCACGCGCACGGTTTTTAAGTGGTAGTTATCCTGGAGGTAAATCAACTCGTTTTCGCTCCACATTCTGCGTTCCCTTGTGCTAATCATGTTTTGCTTTTCCTCCAATTTTACCGGTTAAAAATGGGTTAAAATGTGCTTGAAAAAGATCGTTATAAACAAGATCAAACTGCGATTCTTTACTAAAAATCAAATTGCACCGGTTGTGTATTGCGGCCTTAGATCGTCCTAGTTCTTTGGCTAAAGCAGCGGTTGGCATTTTTCCAACATTGGCAGCCAAATAACTATGATCTTTTTGCGACCAGCGTTTTTTCGAGCCAACCTTTGCAATGCCAAGCCTTAAAGCCCGATCTTTTATTGCACCTTTAGTGCGGTCCATTTCAACAGCCAATAACTCGTTTTTTAAAGTGCTGTAACTTTTTCGTAAATAATTATCTTCTTTTTCGGTCCATCGTTTTAAAGCCATCATTTCTCGACCCCAAATTCCATAAATGCTTTGATCACTTCGGCCGCGACTTGCGGGACAATGGCGTTACCCGCTCCCCGCAATATGCCCACTCTATTGGATACCCCATCAGCCAAAGGGAAAAGCGCGGGTTCAGTGGGGGCTGGACGGGCCTTTCCGTCCCGGCAATAGATGAATCTGCTATCAAAAAAGCCTGAGTTGGTACGCTGTCCGTTCTCACTCGACCCGTCGGGCTGCCGAATATGTAATTTTCCATGTTCCCCGTGCATTTGTAGTCTCGCGTCGTCGGCGTGGCCCATGCTCCCATTTCCACCGTTGAAGCTATCGCCCCAAGCCCGTTTTGATTGTTCTCTCGGTAACGGTTGCACGCTTTCGACCCGTCCGAAAACATCGGTGTTGGCCAATTTGTTAGCGACGTACCACAAGCGATCTCTTTTTTGCGGTGCGCCGATGCTACAAGCTGGCAAAACTGCCATTGCGCTGGAGTAGTTTTGGTTTTCCAAGTCTGTTTGTAAATCATCGAACCATCCGTGCCTAATTGCGCTTGCAACTTGTTCGCCAAAGACTGTTGGAGGCGCTTGCTCTCTAATGAGATCGAAAAAGGCTGGCCAGAGGTGTCGTTCGTCGCTGGTTCCTTTTTGATTTCCAGCAACGCTAAATGGCTGGCAAGGTGGTGAGCCGGTCCAAACAGGTCTATCGTCTGGCCAACCGGCAAGTCTAAGGGCAATTGACCAGCCGCCAATTCCAGCGAAAAAGTGGCATTGGGTAAACTCTGAAAGGTCACTCGGTATGATTTCGGTAATACTTCGCTCATCGACTACTCCAGGGGCTATTAATCCGTCTTTTATTAATTCCCTTAACCAATTAGCGGCAAAGGGGTCAAACTCGTTGTAATAAGCGGTCATTTACTATCGTCCTTTATAAATTCACCATTAAAGGTGGCGCGTAGGCTATCAACACCAGAGTCACCAAGAAGCGCAGCCGGGGCAGATTGCAATTCATTGCTGGTATATGATTTATCGCCTTTTTCGCCATTGTAAAATTCCACGCCATCAATCTTTTTGTACTTAACCCAATTATTAGGGGCATCCATATCCACCATTTCATGCGGAACTAGGTGATGGTTGTATAAGTGTTTTTTGCACCCGGCGCGCTGGTCGTCGGTGCTGATTGGCTTATCATGAAAAAGACAGCGCCACCCGCCTTGGTCCATATCAACATGGGCGTGAATACACGTCCGGCAATTCACCTGGGGCAATTCGTCACGGTGGCACACGTCTTGGTGGTCGCAGAATTTGCATTTGAAAAAGTCTTTTCTGGTACTTATGCCAGGCGGTGGCTCGTCGGTTGCAATGATCGTCCGGGCCTTTTCGACCAGCGCCAAAGCATCCTCCTGGTTATATTCAAATCTTTCGGTATACAGTTCGTCGGTGTCTTTACTGACTGCCATATACATGGCGCGCTCTAGGCCCAAGCCGTGCATATAAACTTGCATTTGGGCGTAATGTTCCGGCTTTGATTCGCGCACGCCTTGCTTTTTGAGCAGCGCAAACGATTTATGGTTATGGGTTTTAAATTCCAGTAAATGGGCTTTGTTAGGTGATTCTGGCAGCCCTTTGGCCACCCCGTCACAAGAGCCAGCAAAATGGCCGCCGTGCCAATTTACGGAAAATTGTTTTTGATTTTGATCTACTGCCCAGACTTGAACATCAATCGACATAAGATCACGAATAAAATAATTCTCCTCGTCGTGGCCGCGCTTAAATAGGCGCAGCACGCGCCCAGGGAAGTTGGGCACGGTGGCCCAGCGGAAGCCATACCACAGCGCCCGGTTGCACTCGCGGCCGATCATTGATGCGCCAAGATGGGCGCGGCTTGATTCAACATGATTGGTTTCAAACTTTCGATAAATCGTTTCGATCGTGCTGTTATACGGTTGTGGTATGGTCGCCATTACATTATCCCCAGGGTGGCGCGGCAACAGTCGCGGTTGGTGGTGGAGTCGGTCGGCCCATCATTGGTGCAGCCGTGGGTTGGTTAGCGGCAGGAGTAGTAAATGACACATCATTAGATGGCTCATATCCGTCGCTCTGGCTAATTTTTAAGCCCATCACAAATGGTTTTCCGTGCATTTCGTTAGTGTCGCCAAATTTAGGCGGCAGCCCCAAATTGCTCAATAATATGGCCAAATCTTTGCGGCCACGGTCTTGGGTATCAGGGTTGGGGTTGACAATATTTAGGCGGTGCCAAACTTTGCGATTAACATATTTGCCGTCTAATACCTGGCAAACAAGTTCTAAGTATTTGCCGGTGCCAGCTTTTGTGTCTTTAATCGTTGATTCAATCACCATGGCGTTGTATTTGCCTTGTGGTAATGGCTCAAAACCACGATTATCGGACGTGTCAATACCTGTTGCATCAAAAGAAAATTGCATTTTTACTACCTTTTTTAGTTACGGATTTTTGTGGCAATGTTTGCCAGGGTGGGGAATTCATACGGGTCTAATTTGCCTGATCGGTCTTTAGCTTCGTATTGAATATCGCGTGAAGTTTGAAGGGACCGCTCAATAACACCATCGGCGTTTTTGGTCAGTCGCAAACAAAAAACTTCATCAAAGAAATAAGCCAACGATTGCGCTAGGCGTGCGCCAGGCATCGAGGGCATGAAGAGTAGGGTATTGGCATGATCGTCGTTTACCCGGTCCATTTTGGCCGTCATAACCACGTTAGTTTTTAGATCGCGGAACGAGCGAATAAGCGCCGTCATTTGATCTATTAGGGCACCATACGCCTGGCGAGGGTCTTTTGTTTTTTCCTTTTCACTAATTAAAACGACTTCTGCAATTTCGCTTATTGAGTCTAAACAGACCCATTTATACGGGTGGTCGCCTTTGAGGTGCGCGTAAATTTCAAAAACGTCATCTAGTGACGTTACAACGCAAATATCCACATGGTCGGCGTGTTGGATGGACAATAAGCCACCCTCGGCGCTGATGATTAGCGTTTTTTCACCTTCGGGGGCAGTGGTACAAAATACCGTTTTGCCAGCGCCAGCGGGGCCATATATCAAAACCTTAATGCCGTTTTGCAATGCTGCATCTTTGGCGCTTATTAATTTAATAGCCATTACGCTGCATCCTCCACAAGCTCAACGGTAACAGCGACTTTTGCTGGCTTGGCGATTACCGCCCGGCTAATTTCGTTGTAATATTCCGGCTCGTTTAGTTCGATGTGGCGTAATGCTTTCACGTCAATGGTGGGTTTGTAGCTAAATACTTTGCTTAAAATCGCTTCGGGCATTTTCTGTTTAAGTAGGTCCAGCGCGTCGAAATCAATTCGACGGGTGACTTTGCCAACCGTTTTGATTTTAAAATACTTGCCAGATTCGCTAGTCGTTCCTTCGTCTTTAACGCCAGCTAGATCAATAATGTGAAGTTCGGCGTTTAACACTTCTTGTTTGATTAACTCCATTCGGTTTTTTGCCTCCTGGAGTGTAAAAGCCGCTTGGTCAATTTCTGTGGGTGAGTGCATATTTTTTCCTTTAAATTAATCCGACTAACATTTGGCCCGCGATTAGGACCGTTAAAAAAAGTAAAGCCTCGCTCATGATAAAACCCCAACAAACCACCAGACCGTACACACGACGAAAATGGCACCGCCTAATAAGTTAAATAACAAACGTTCTGTTTTGGTGTTTTGCATAGCAGTTCCTTTTTAAATGTTCGGTTTCAATAGCATTTCTAATAAAACTAATGTTCGGTTTCAATAGCATGAGGGGCTAAAAAAACTGGCCTATAAAGTTTTTATGCTAAAAATCAGCAATCAACCTTGGCCAGTTTGTTTTTTTACCTTGTTTATTATCTTTAATATCGTTTTTTCGTCAAATTTACAGATTAAATCTAAGGCTAAAACGGTATTTTCATCTGTTAAATCTAGTTTTTGTGATATTCCTTTCAAAGTTTTAATATCTGAATTAAATTCCATTAATTGTATATCCTTGTTTTGGTGTAAGTTTTACTTACAGATCAGAATATACACAAACACCGATTTGGACGCAACAGCATTTGTAAATTTATTACAAATTATCATGCCTAAACTAAAAAATTAGGAATTATTCCTAGAAACATTTAAAACAACCAGGCACAAAAAAACCCCAAAAAAGGGGCTTTTTCTTATTTTTAATATTATTCGTAACTATCCATCATCATGCGAATAGCGGTTATCTGTTCTGGTGTTAATTCACCAAGTCTATGGCTAATCGCTTCTATATCTTTAATTGTCTTTCCAAAGTTTTCGGGCATTGATCGGTCATTATCATCCATTAACCAGTGCAAGGGGGCACCAGTGACAATGGCTAATTTTCTAAGGCGGGTTCGGGTTGGTTCGTTTCGGACTTCTGGGTCGTTTGATTCCCACAAGCTAACAGCCGGGCGCGATACGTCCAGCACGTCAGCTAATTGTTGTTGGGTCATTTTTACATGTGATCTGGCAGCTTTTATTTTGTGGTGAAGAACATCTGAATTTTTAGGCATTGGTGTTCGCTCCAGTTGGTGGGCCGTTAATCTCGTCATTGCTTCCCTTCATTATTCGTGCCCAAGTATCAAGCAAACGAGTAAATCCAAAAATTTGTATCCGAGCATATTGTGGCATGATTGATGACATGCAGTCGGTGAATATAAGGTGCCAGGAATAGTTTTCGCGCATCCAGGCCAATTTCTTTGCGCGATTGTTCGGCAAGTTTTCAACTGTTAAATTTTTATTAGTGTTTAGCATATAGCCTCCAAAGGCATGATTGCCTTGTGGTGCAATAGTATACCCAGACTTAATGAATGTAAAGTTATGCTTACCAAAGCTGATAAAAATAACCAAGCGCGCTTTTAGAACTTTTTACACAATGGTAATTAAAACTTACAATCTGTTCAAATCAAGAAACGACAGATTAGAGTTTTAATATCATGGCGAGAAAAAGAAAAGTATTAACTGGCAAAGACAAAATGGCAGATTTTACAAAATCAGCGATTGCTTTTGCGGGTGGTCCAGCCGCTTTAGCTCGGCACATTCGCGCTGAAGGGCACACCATTACCACTCAAGCAATTAGTCAATGGGAATTAGTTCCTGGTGAGCGGGTTTTATTGGTTGAAAAAGCAGCTAAAGAAAAAGTTAACCGTTATCAAATGCGGCCAGACGTTTTCGGTGATAACCAATGATCCGTTACACACTGTTCCCTAGTGTAAAAAATAGCATTGGCACAAATGCAGTCAGGCCTTGGCCAGAGTTTGTAAAAGATCATTTAAGCGATCACCAGGTAATAAACAACAAAGACGCCGGGCTAATGTATAGCGGCGCGGTGTATTCCATGGACCCGCCCAAACGCGGTGATGCCAACGTTGATTCAATGTCAATGATGGTCGTGGATTATGACAATTCACAAGGCATTGGCCTTGATTCTAAATGCAGCGGTTTACCCACATTACCTCAGGACGTTGAGCCAGAACTGGCCGGCAATGCTTACGCGTTTCACTCAACGCACAGCCAGAGTAAAGATTGGCCCAGGTGGCGCTTGGTGATTCCTTTTGATCGTTTAGTCAGTCGGACCGAATGGCCGATTGTTTTTAATTATGTGTATGAGCGCATTTTAGGTTCAGACACCAACATAGATACCACTTGCAAAGATTTAAGCAGGGCGTATTGGCAACCAGCTTGCACAAAGGACACCATCGACGTGGCGTTTACTGGATACCAGGAGGGCGAA